AGCTCAGTCAATATCTCTCGCCAAACGAGCAAAATCAGTCTGATCTAGCCATATCTGGTGCGGATGCGTTCGTACCTGGTCAGATTGAGCCACGTTTAGTGACGCCGAGTTGGGGGGAGCAGAGTTATGGGGGTCAGGTTGTTGCGTGGGCACACAAGCACCTCGATGTAACGCTGTATCCCTGGCAACAGCAAGTGTTGCACGACGTTTTGCAGCACGACGACAACGGTGATTTGTTGCATCGGTTTAGTTTGACGAGCACTGCACGACAGCAAGGCAAAACGGTTTTGTTGTCTGCTCTTATTGGCTGGTGGCTGACAGATTTCAGGCGTTTGCGTAAAGAACCGCAGCAGGTGTTAAGCGTTGCGCAGTTGTACACAACAGCTGAGCTGATCGCTTTGGCGTTGTTTCCTGTGCTAGAGGATGACTACGGTTTTAAGACGTTTGTGTCGTCTGGCAGGATGATGGCGCAGCACACTGATGGCACTTGGTGGCGAATACAGTCAGCGTCGCCTAAATCGGGTCACGGTTTAACGGTTGACCTACTTGTTGTTGACGAGTTGTTTGCTGTGCCTGAGCTAGTAGTCGATGCAGGTCTTTTGCCTACGCAACGTGCTAGGCGGTCACCTCTTGCAGTGTTTACAAGCACCGCAGGAACCGAGGACAGCACGGCGCTTATCAGGTGGCGTGAGCGTGGAATACAGCAAATAGAAAAGCAGGAGCCTGGGCGTATGCACTTTGCAGAATGGTCGCCGCCGCCGAACATAGATATTTCTGACAGGTCGTTTTGGCATATGGCAAACCCAAGCATGGGTTTAGGCAATTTGACTATGCAAGACCTTGAAGATGGGTTTAACAGTCCAAACAGGGAAGCGTGGCTGCGTACTGACCTGAATTTGTGGACATCAGCGGTAGGCAGCTGGCTACCGCACGGCACCTGGGAAGCTCTAGTTACAGATGACCCAATGCCTGCTGGCGGTGTTGTCGCTATTGACAGCGACGCTGACGGCGTCGGCTACGTTGGTGTTCGTGTTGCACGGCGCAAAGATAACAAACTGCAAGCGCACAGCGAGTTTAGAGTCGAGTCTCTTGACGAAATGTGGCAGCAAGCACGATTGCTAGCAGAAGATAAACAAATGCAAATTGCTCTGACGCCAGGACTTTATGGTTTATGTCCCCCGGAGCTGCAACGTAGAGCAGTCAGATGGGGTCAGCAAGAATTAACAATGCACACAGCCATTGTGCGCAGCCTAATTATGGAGCAAAAAATTGTGCACCACAATCAGATGAGCCTTAACGAGCACGTAAACCGTGCGGTGTCGGGTAGAGCCGTAGGCGGTAAATTAACAATCAGTAGCACGAAATCGCCCGGTAGTATTGAGCAATGCAGGTGCATGATCGCAGCAGCAGGGCTGTCAGCTAAGCCAGGGCACACTGTGCGCAGTCCAATGGTCGGCCTATCCACCTAGACAACCGACAAAAGTGTTAGCGTTGCGTCGTGGGACTATTTCGCACTAAAGCTGCGCCTGCTTACGGTGTCAGCGACATTAAAGCTGCAGCCGGTCGTGCGGTGCTCCCAAGCACGCTCAGCAACAACGTTGTCGGGGCGAAAGCTGAGCGTGCGCTGTCGATACCGACTATCACAAGGGCTGTCGGGCTAATTAGCTCTACTGTTGCGAGCCTAAACTTGCGTAGCTACACGCTCCAATGGAACTCAGAAACAAGTTCGTACGACAAAAACTACATTCTGGGTGAGTCGTGGTACACCCGACCCGACCCACGGGTAACACGCCAATTTTTGATGTCAAATCTCGTTTCGGATCTTCTGCTGTATGGAAGAGCCTTTCTCGCCATCACCAGTAAATACGCCACAGGATTTCCTGCCACGTTTCAATGGCTGCCAGCCACAAACGTCACCAGCACTGACCAAGACGAAAAGCAATGGTTCACCACGGCTGACGACCTGTTTTACAACGGTGTAGAGCTAGACACTGATCTCGTCGTGCAGTTTTTGTCACCGCAAGAGGGCATCCTGTACTGCGGAAACCGCACCATAGACATAGCGCACCGACTTGACGAATCAGCAAAACGATTTGCAAGCAACACTATTCCGAACGGGTTTTTGCAACAAGTAGACGGTGAGCCAATGAGCGCAGAAGAGCTGACAGAGCTAGCGTCAGCGTGGGCGCAAGCCAGGCAGACAAACGCAGTTGGCGCTCTTAACCAGCACGTGCAGTACAAGATGACAAACGAAAACCCTAACGTGTTGCAGCTGACAGAGAGCCGTCAGCACGCAGCGTTAGAGCTGTCTCGTTTGTGCCAGGTGCCTGCATACCTTGTAGGCGTCGCTGTAGGCGGATTTACATATATGAACGCACAACAGGCACGACAAGATTTGTTGATATTTGGTGCAACACCGTTTTTGACTTGCATACAGGAGACGTTGAGCGGTAACCAAGTGCTTGCGCAAGGCAAACACGTTGAGTTTGACACTGACGCATATCTGCGCTCGTTTAATCTTGACACCGAAGACATTAGAGACGAAATAAGAGACGAGAACCAAATATGATTAGATTTAATGCTACGCAAGTTACGCTTGACGCTGCAGCAGGCGACCAGCCACGCACCATTTCCGGGCTAGCTGTACCTTTTAACGAGGTCGCTACCGTGCTAAGCGGAGAGCAAGTAAAAATTTTGCCAGGTGCACTGCCTGTTGACGGTGCAGCGCCACGTTTGTTAGCGGAGCACGACAGCAACCGCATTGTTGGCATGGTCACAGAACGTGAACAGGTTGATGACGTCGGCGTTATGTTTACAGCGCAAATCGCACGAACAGCACAAGGCAACGATCTTGTGGAGCTGCTAAAGATGGGAGCCTACGACAGCGTTTCTATCGGCATTGAGCCTATTGACGTTGAGCAAGACAACGGCGTGACAGTAGTCAAAGCAGCAACTTGGCGTGAGCTAAGCATTGTTGCCGAACCTGCGTTTAAGCAAGCTGTCATTACAGAAATCGCTGCAACAGCAGTTGCAGAACCCGACGAACCCGAAACAACAACCTTAGAAGAGGAAAAAATGCAAGAAGAACAGCCCGAAGTAGTCGAAGCAGCAGCTGAGACTACCCCAACCGCACCTATCGTGTACGCACAACCAAAAAAGCATTTTGACATGCCATCAGCCAGCGAATACCTCGCTGCCTATCATGTCGGTGGCGAAGTCTTTGAAAAGGTCAACAACGCTTTTGTTGAAGCAGCCAAAAGCAAGCAAACCGCAATGCAAGCTGCAGCCGGAGACGTTTTGACGACCGACACGCCGGGATTGCTTCCGGTTCCTATCGTCGCACCTGTGTTTGACGATTTTAACTACACCCGCCCAGTAGTAGCTGCAGTAGGCGCAAGAGCAATGCCTGATGGCGGAAACTCAAAGACCTTTATTAGGCCTACGTGGACGACGCACACAAGCATTGACGCACAAAGCTCAGAACTTGCTGCAGTGTCAGCCACAACGCCTGTGATTGCCAGCAACGTCGTGGGAAAGACCACACTTTCTGGACAGGTCACTTTGAGCGTTCAAGACATCGACTTTACTTCGCCCGCAGCGTTGCAAATCATTCTTGCTGACCTGGCAAACGAATACCTTGACAAGTCAGACGACGTAGCAGCTGACGCCATCGTTGCAGGCGCATCTGCGTCAGGCTCTACCTGGACAGTCACTGCAAACGACCCGACCACCCTCATTCAAAGCCTGTACGACGCAGCACGTGACATTTTGACCGCAACGAACTACCTGCCTGACCACGTGTTTGTGTCACCTGATGTTTGGTACTACCTCGGGCAGCAGCTCGATGGAGACAAGCGCCCCGTGTTCCCCTACGTCGGCGCTGCAGGTCTTATGGGCGTCAACGCAGCAGGCACTGGCACTGTCACCCAGGCAAACACCTTTAACCCGTTTGGCTTAAATCTTGTGGCTGACAAAAACTTTGCGTCAGGCACAATGATTGTTGCACGTGGAAGCGCAATCGAGTTTTACGAGCAAGTGCGAGGGATCACGAGCGTAGAAGTCCCAGCAACCCTCGGACGCACGTTCTCGTATTACGGATACGTCGCAACCTTTATTGCTGACGACTCACAAGTTAAGTCAATCACCGTTTCATAGCCAGCAGATAGCAGCACACCATGACCACCACCTACACGATCACACAATCCACACGGGTTGACGGTTATGGTGTGCTGCAGTCGCTAGAACCGTTAGCTAACATTCCGCTTGGCTCAACTATTGACGTTGCAGGCACAAGCCGAGGTTTTAATGGCACCGGCCTAGTTGTCTACTCGTTAACAGAATACGAGCTTGTAGACGTTACAACTGAGGGCGAATTTGTTTTTGACTACCAGGTTTATCGGCCTAATCAAGTCATATTTCCTAGCGCTGGCGACGACTTAGCTTACGCTGTAGACGCCGGAACAATTACATGGGAGCCACAGGCGTCATGGACTTCTGTCGCAGCATGCCAAGAGTTTCTCGGCATCGCCAGCGCCACTGTTAATGACACTGCGTTTTTAACGACTTGCGTAAACGCAGCCAACGTGTTTGCCTACCGTAGGCGTGTAGAAGCTGGATATCACGACGACACAGCTGCAGCCCCTAACGCAGCGGTAGCGTTAGGTACAACACTGTATGCGTCCGCTCTATACAGGGAGCGTGGCAGCGTAGACAGTTTTGCAAGTTTTGACTCGTTTAACAACGGTGCGCAGCCGTTTGGGTCTATGGCACGCATTATGCAGTTGTTAGGCATTAACAGGCCACAGGTGGGCTGATGTCTGCCACTGGCATACTGGCAGACGCTTACCAGTCAGTTGTGACGGCGTTGACAAACGCAGGGCTAGTGGTCGTGACTGACCCCCGTAACGCTAGACCTATGTCAGTGTTTGTGGAGCTTCCGACAGGCGACGGATTTAACAGCAACATTGTTGACGTCACAATGACACTGCGTTTGCTTGCAGCGCCACCTGGTAACAGCGATTCAAGCGACTATCTGCTTACAACATTCGATTCGATTCAACAACTAAACACACTTGCTGTAGTTGACTTTAGGCCAACGACAGCCATCATCGGTGAGCAAAATATCCCCGCCTATGATGTAACAATTCGACTATCTACACGGAGAACATAAAACAATGGCAACAACAACCGTCCTATCGAACCCAGGTTTGGTGATTAACAGCGTTTCGTACACCGATCAGTGTACTAGTTGTGTCGTCACCCTGGTAAACGAGTCCCTTGAGAGCACTTCGTTCGCCGATGCAGCACGCACATACACTGCAGGCCTAGAAAACAACGAAATTACTGCGGAGCTTATGCTCGCCTACGGCTCGTCAGAAGTTGAAGAGCTGCTCACGGCGATTCAAGGCACACAGACGACTGTCACAGTGTTCGCAACAAACACAGAAACGGCTTCAGCCTCGAACCCGAGCTACACGCTGACAAACACCTATTTAGAATCGTTTACGCCAATTAACGGGTCACTTGGAGAACTTCAGACGGTTTCCCTCGTGTTTACCGGTGGCGCAGCAACCCGTGCTGTGAGCTGACCTAACAGAAAGAAGCAACCCGACATGCAACTTACAATCCAGGTAACAACTGCCGACGAAACCTATCAGGTGACAACTGACCTGTTCACTATGGTTTCGTGGGAGCGGAAGTATAAATCTAAGGCATCCAACTTAGGGACTGACGGCATCGGTATGGAAGATTTAGCGTTTCTTGCCTACGAAGCGTCTAAGCAACATAAGGTCGTTGTTCCGGCTGTCTTCGATGACTTCATTCGCAAGGTAACGAGCCTTGAAGTGATCGGGGAAGATGACGAACGCCCTACCAACGAGGCACCTACCGACGAGGGCTAGCAGAACTTTTGCTAGCCGTCGGTTGGTGGCCTCATCACATTGAATTTGACACCAAAGACCTAATTACGGTCAACGACGTAGCGAAAGAACAAAACCGCCGTGCTAAAAACCATAGACGTTAAAACAGAGGGCATTGGCGAAACCGTTAAAGAGCTACGCAAGATCAAGCCCGATTTAGCTAAACGTTTGCCACGGGAAATGAGGCAAGCAGCAAAACCGCTTGTGGCGGACGCACGCCGACTTATACCTGAGCAGGCACCGTTGTCTAACTGGCAGACACCGACAGGTGGCTGGATAGAACGAGGTCGTGACCGTTCGTGGAACAGCAAAACGGTTCGCTCAGGTGTACGCATTGTGACAAACACAGGTGCACGCAAGGGCGCTAATCAAATACAGTTGTTGGCGTTGCAAGAGAAAGACCCGGTTGGCGCTATTTTTGAAAACGCAGGGCGTAACAGGGCAGGCAACATTAAAAGCTCAAACGCAGGCGACAGGTTTATTGCAGCGTTAAACGCAAAAAAACAGTCACCGCGTTTTTTGTGGCCTGCTGTTGAACAAAATTTGCGCAACCTTGACCGTGACCTGCAAAAAGTCATCAACAGCTGGACAAAAGAGCTAGAGCGCACGCTAAGCAGGTACTGACATGGCAAGAATCCCTCTAGTTACCGAATACAAGCCCAAAGGCCTAAACAAGCTGGTCTCAGATTTCAAGCGCCTGGAAACACGTGGCCAAAAATTTACGTTTGCAATGCAGAAGGCGTTTGTGCCAGCAACAGCAGGCCTGGCAGCGTTAGGCGTCGCAGCGACAAAATTTATTAACGCTGGCGAAGAAGCAGCAACGTCGAACGCACGAATCAGACAAGTAGCTGACTCGATGGGTTTGTTTGGCGATCAAACTGCTGCAGTAACAGACAAACTTGTCAAGCAAGCAAACGCCACCGCACGGCTAACAGGCGTCGACCAAAACCAAATCAAAGCATCACAAGCGTTGCTGCTGACTTTTGGTGAGCTCGCAGCGTCAGCTGACGAGACTGGCGGAGCGTTTGACCGTGCCACACAGCTCACAGTTGACATGGCTGCAGCAGGTTTCGGCTCAGCCACAGACAACGCTAAACAGCTAGGTAAAGCGCTAAACGACCCTATAAAAGGCATCAGTGCGCTAAGCAGGTCAGGGATCACGTTCACTGACCAACAGAAAGAACAGATTAGGACGCTTGTCGAATCAGGTCGCCAATTTGAAGCACAAGACATGATTCTTAAAGCAATTGAGCGTCAAGTTGGCGGTACAGCAGAAGCCACAGCAAACTCGACAGACAAACTGCGTGTCGGTTTTTCACAAATGGCCGAAAGCGTCGGCATGGCGTTGCTGCCACTTGTCGAAAAAATTGTGCCTGTGCTTATCGGCCTGTTCGAGTTTATGGGGGACAACACCGGTCTAATTATCGGTCTAGCAGCTGCGTTCGGAACGTTGGCAGGCACAGTAGTGGCTGTCAACGCAGCGATGAAAGTCTACAAAGCCGTCATGCTCATTGCGAAAGGCGTCACGCTTGCTTTTAATGCAGTAATGGCAATGAACCCTATTGGGTTGATAGTCGTAAGCGTTGCAGCGCTCATTGCGCTGTTCGTGGTGTTACAAAAAAAGTTCAACATCATTGGGCTTGCAATCCAGGGCATGAAAAAAGCGTTTGACCTGGCTTGGAAAGGCATAAAAAAAATTGTTAACAAGATCATTGACGGCTTAAACGCCATTATTGACCTGTTAAACAAAATCCCTGGTGTAGACATACCTGGCATCCGCAAAATTGGCGAGGACGCTGAATCAAGTGCACACAGCTTGGGTTTGCTGCTCGGTCAAGCAATCAAGCTTAACGCTGTCATGGATCAGTCACGTGAACCGATGGGCAGGTTTGAGACGTCTGCACGAAACGTCAAAGAAGAATCATCAGGGTTGGCTACAACGCTTGGCCGAGTAAACGTAGAGCTTGACCCGTTAAACAACGGCATAGAGACAGCGACTACACGCCTTGACAAATTTTTTGAAGCAATGGATAACGAAGAAGCAACCCAAAAATTCATCAACACAATGGCTGAGGTCGCTACAGCGTTAGAAAAAGCTACGCCAGGTAGTCAAGAATTTATTGACTTGCAAAACGAGGCACGGACAGCTCTACGTGACCTGAGGCGTGAACGTGAAGATTTAAGTGACGCTTTTTTTGAAGCAATGCTTTTTAGGATTAACAGCGGTGATCTCGAACAACTAAAAAGTGTTGAAACAACGCTCGCAAACCTTGTCGATTTAGGCGGGTTTGAAATACCTGTAAACTTTAATATTGGAGACTTTAATTTGCCAGGTATGCCTAGTTTCGGTGGCAGCAGCTCCGAAGTGCGATTCGAGTCGGCGCTAGCGTCAGCAGAATTTGGGGCACGTGGCGTGCAAGTTTCTGAAATGAACATTTTGGTGCCAGCTGGCACAACAGGCGAAGATATAGCAGAGGGCTTAACGAACTACCAGCGTTTTAATGGCGCTGTACCTCTTGTCGTTGACGGGTCGACTTTCCGATGACAGTAGAGTTCAAAACACGGTTGTTAATTGGGGACATCAGCAGCGAAACCGATTTTACTGATCGTCTGATGGGCATGAAAATAGATCAGCCAATACGACTGTCAAGAGCTTCGCAACACACAGCCGTTTTAACGCTAAAAAACTATGACGGCGCACTAACTCCAGGCGCAGGCGGTACGTACACCAACACCGATTGGTTTTCGCAAGCCGTTGTCATTGACTTTAGCGACGACGCAGGCACAACGTACAGCAGGCTCTTTGCAGGTGTAATAACCGATTTTAGGTTGCGTGATAACGGCGTTTTCAGCACCGTAGAGATACAAGTGCACGACTGGCTCATGTTTTTAGGACGTGCAACAGGCAGTCTGACTACCACTGCAGGGCCACTTACTGACGCAATACGGTTTGCGCTAGAAGAGCTTGTTGATAACACAACAGAAATGCCAACGTTTGCAGGAACTATTGAAGCTGTAACTCACCCCCAGAGTGGTAGCTCAACTAACGCAACAGTTAACATCACAGGAATTATTGGCAACGACTTCAACAACAGTCTTACGGCATCAAATTTGTGCGCTGTGTGGTCAAATGACATTGACATGGTTCGCACCGGTACGCCAAAAATCCAAATGGAAGCAGTCGTGGTCGGCGACCAGCTCGGATATAGCATGATGTGGCCTCGTGTAGGCGGTGTCGGCGCATACACAACGTCACCTGTGCAGTTTGTAGAGGGCACCCCTGGCAGCGGACAAATACCGTTTACAGCGCTTGACGTTGGTTTTAAGTTTGAGCTTTTAGCAAATAGAGCTGAAGTGACACGTGATGGCAGCACAAAACAAAGCGACGTTAATCAAACGAGTGTGTCTAAATACGGTGCACGAACAGTTATTAGCAGCAAAGCTTCGTCATCAACGGACGATGACGCTTTAAGCGCTGCAAAAAACATTGTCAACAGACAGTCTGACACTCCGTTTAGCCCACGAACGCTGACGTTTACAGCAGCAGATTGCAACGGTCTTGACGCAGCAACTGGCGACAACATACGCATATTGTTAAATACAAGGGCGTGCGGGTTTCAACCGTTAACAGTTACGTACACTCCGACAGGCGCAGCTAGCGCAATTACAGCAAACTGCATGACGTTTGGGCGCACAATCACGGCAGTGCCCGGAAAATTTAGAGTGACGTTGCATTTACTGCCCGCACAGGATTTTGGAAGTTTTGTGCTTGACAGCACCTTTGCAGGCGTCTTGGACACCAACAGACTAGGATAATTGTATGCCTTTCCCATTCTCATCAGGCGACGTGCTAACAGCAGCAGATCTGAACAGTATCGGCCAGTTTGTTTCGTTTACACCAAATTTTGCTACCGGACTCACAGTTGGAAACGGAACGTCAATCGCCGACTATGCGTTAGTAGGCGAAAAAATGTGTTTTATTCGTATTCGGTTCACACTTGGCTCAACGTCGGCAGTAACAGGCCAAGTCCGCATCGCTTACCCCTTTACGGTCGATGACTCATTCATCGGTGGGCTTGGAGAATGCAATTTTGAGGACAACTCCGGCAATGAAGTGTTTGGAAGAGTCTTTCGCTACTCATCAACACAATTCCATATTTGTTGGGACAAAGTTAGCGGCAACAAAATTATCCCTGATTTCCTGTCAAGCAGCCAGCCGTTCACGTGGACTACAAACGATAAGATCTCGGTCAAACTGCTGGTGAAACTGCAATGATGCGAAACTCTGTAATTATTTTTGTTGGTATGGTGTTGCTGATTTTGGGCTTTTGGGGGCTGCAAGAATGAAACTGCTGCCTGTGTTGCTGTTTTTTGTTTTAGCGTCGTGCAGCCCGCACAGCTACCGCTACCCGTGCCAAGACCCTGCTAACTGGAAAACACCTAAATGTAACCATCCCGTCTGCACAATAGAGGGCAACTGTCCGGAGGACGTGCTGCCACGATGCGGAACCCAGCTAGGAAGATCATGCGCTGATGTCTACGGGTAACGAAAGACTTGTGTACACCAACGAGCAGCTAAAAGGGAGACTTATTTTTATTGTTGGCGTTGGTTTGACGGTGTCGTTTGTTGCAGCGCTGTTAACGATTCTGTACGGGCTGCTATTTATAACTCAACCGATAACTGAACAGGCACCCAATGACCGTGCAGCGTGGGAGCTGTTAACGCCTATGGTGCTGTTTTTGACGGGTGCGCTGTCAGGCGTACTTGCTAGCAACGGTTTAAAAGGTAGCGGAAGATGACCAAAGCACAAATGATTGACTATGTAGAGCGGGCAGTCGCGACAGCTGTACAAGCAGGCGTTGCAAGCTATCTTGTCGGCGCAGGCTGGCGAGCTGCGCTGGCTGCAGCCATTGGTGCAGGTCTAGCTGTTGTAAAGGCAGCTGCAAAGCAGATTACAAATAAAGGTGACGACAAATGAGAGAATATAGCGGTTTCACAGGATTTGCTGACAAAATAACGCCAGGGCTAGACGCTTTTACAAAAGCAATTCAGGAAGCGTCAGGGGGTCAATTTTGGCGAGTTGGTGGGTTTAACAAAAGACGCAAGCGTGGGCATAATAACAGCCAAAGCATGAAGGGCTGGAGCATTCATAGCACGGGCAGGGCAGCTGACCTGTCTCGCAGAAAGCACAACGGTCACCCTGGCTGCTCACGTGACGACATGCTTAAGCTCTATGCGTGGCTTATAAGTATCGAGTCACTTATTGGGTTAGAGTATCTGGCAGATTACCAGTATGACGAAAAGGGCGCTGCAGGTCGTGGCTGGATGTGCGACAGACAAGAGTGGCGCAGCTATAAACCTGGCGTCATTAGTGCGGGCGGTAAACAATGGGCAGATTGGTGTCACATTGAGCTAAGTCCAGAAAAATCAGCTGTCACAGATTGGGTCGACGAAGCAATGGAAACGTTTCCGCTTGGTGGCTATGTGCCGAAAATCGACACAGCAACTGGCTGGGTTACGTTAAGGCAAGGCGATCAGGGCGACGGCGTTGTAAAGGTTCAGCAGGTTTTGCGTGACGCAGGTTTTAAGAACGGCAATTCTAAAAAATTGTTGCTAGTTGACGGGGAGTTTGGGGCTGTGACTGCACGCAGAGTGCGACAGTACCAAAAAAAGCACGGCCTGATCGTCGACGCCATTGTTGGCAAACAGACCGCAGGTCACATGCAAATACTTGACAAGTAGGTCGAAAATCAACATACTGTGAACACCCGACAAATCTAAGAGGTGGTCACGTTGCGTTTAGTTGCGTCATTGCTACTTATCCCTATAACAATTGTGCTGCTGCTGCAGCTGCCTAACGATGTAGAGCTACACAACGAAATGGTTGCATATAGTGACCAGGGTAAGGCAGAATTAGAGAGGTTGTGGGCGGGCACTGCGACCTCCAGCACAAACAACACAATCAACGTTTCTTCCTTAACTGTTGACGCACCGCCCACAACCACCGATTTGGCGACTACAACGACAACGACAACAACGATTGTTGTGCTTACCGTGCGCTGTCAGCAATGGTGGACAACTGCGGTCGCTGCAGGCTGGCCTAACGACCGCATACCTGTATTGCTTGACAAAATTATTTGGCACGAATCACGGTGTTTGCCTCACGTAGATAACGACGGCAGAGATATAGGCCTGACGCAAGTGAACTACACGGTGCATAAGCAGCTAGTCGCTGACATGGGTTTGCTTAAAGACGATTTGTATGACCCGCTGCACAATTTACGTGTAGCGCTAAAGATCTCAGAACAAGCTGAGAGCTACCGCTGGAAATGGTGCCAACCTTGGCAGTCATCAGGTAGCCACTGTTAACAAAGGAAGAAACATGAATGATTATTTGGCAAGACGCACTGACCCTGCAACGTCGCTGCAAGCAGCACAGTCGCTTGATCTAACGTTAAACAGAAAACATGAGCAGCTGTTGCGCATTGTGGGGCGTTTAGGTCGGGCAACTGACGACGAAATTGCTGACGCAGCAGTAAAAACTGATTTGACGCAACGACACGAACAGGCACGCCGGTTGTTACGCACAGTGCGAGACAAAACGAACTATGTGCAACCGGCACGTGACGAACATGGCGAACAGATTCGGCACGTGAACAGCTCAGGTAGGCAGGCGTATGCGTGGGAACTATCCCAACACGGTCGTGTCGCTGTAAGGAGCTGGTGACATGGGTTTTGACTTGTCGAGCTACCAAACGGTTGCTGAGCGGTTAGCGTTATGGTACGACAGCTGTAAACACCGGGAAGTTATAACACGTGTGGAAACAAAGCTTGTAGAACGTGCCGACGGCTGGTGTTTGTTCAAGGCGCTGCTGTACGAAAACGGTGAGCTGTTGTCGACAGGTTGGGCGGAAGAGCACGCTACAGATAGGGGCGTTAACGCTACAAGCCACGTTGAGAACTGCGAGACAAGCGCTGTAGGTCGTGCTTTAGCTAACGCAGGCTACGCAGGCAGTGACCCTGCAAAGCGTGCAAGCAGGGAAGAAATGACGAAGGTGCAACGTAACAACCCGGTGACTGGAGCGCCACCTAAGCAGGATCGTGCAGAGGTTGGTTCTAGAGCGAAACGTGCAGCGACAGAAAAACAGCTTGACTATTTACGCAACCTGAACGCAAGCAAAGGCAACGTTTTGACAACACAGGATGTTGCACGTTGCGCAGGAGATGCTCAGCTGTGCAGCGACGAAATACAAAAACTCTTAGACAGGCCGAGCGTATGAACGTAGAACAGCTACAAAAAGCGCTACACGACGCTGCGCAAGCGCTACAAGCAGCAGAACGACGTATTAGAGAGCTAGAAAAGCGCAACGCAACACAGCAAACAGTGATTGACCAATACAAAGCAGAGTTCAAACGTCAGCGTTACGAGCGCTCAGCAAACTTTAGGCGGTCGTTTTGATTATTCGTACGCAACGACCTGAACGATACGCAGTTATTCCAAACGACGCTTTACAAAACCATGCACTGTCATTTAAAGCACGTGGCGTACTTGCCTACTTGTTAAGCCAGCCTGACGATTGGCGGATAAGCAGCGGTGCACTAGCACGCTTAGCTGTCCATGACGGGCGCACAAGCATACGCACAGCGTTAACGGAGCTAGAACAGGCTAACTATTTGCATCGACAAAAAATCAAAGACCCCGAGACAGGCCAGTTTGGTTGGCATCACGTGCTATACGACAAGCCATGTGCAAGACCTGTGGAAAACACGGCGCCCACTGTCACGTTTCCTGACGTCGGAAAACTTGACGTCTTACAAAATACTAATTACAAAAGTAAAACGAATAAGAGACATACTCAGTACCAGCAACCTAACCTGTGCACAACGTGTAACGGCAACGGTTACGAACGCCTAGATTTAGACAACGTGCAGCGCTGCGTGCGCTGTAACGGCGACGGAACACAAAGATGACTAACAAAGCAGGCGGTATATACGGCACAGAACGCTGGAAAAAGCTGCGGCTCCGAGTGCTAGCAGAAGAACCCACTTGTCACTGGTGCGCAAACGCACCTAGCACTCAGGCTGACCACGTTATTGAGGTAGCAGCAGGCGGAGAACCATATGAGCGCAGCAACCTTGTCGGCAGCTGTGCCAAATGCAACGCAAAACGTGGCAGTTTGTATGGCAATAAACGCAAAGAGCAAATGAAACGCAATGGTGACGCTGTACGCAGTGAACCCCAGTTTTTTAATGACCAACAACCCCTAC